TAAGAGGTGGCGGTCAGTTGCGAGAAGAACCAGCGCTTCGTGCGGTCGTAGCCTATGCTGGTGACGCTCTGGAGATCGTGAATGACGAAGTCGTCGGCGGTCACCTGGAATACTTTGTTGAGGAAGGTGACGGCGCAGCCTTGCGCCAGTGCCCCGATCTCGCTGAAGACCCGCCGGAAAGCCATGATGTCCTGGCCGCCGATAAAAGTCATTGCCCACGTCTGCACGCCGGTCATGATCATGAGCTGGTTGCCGACCTGGAGGGCGTCGATGATGCGGTCCTCGCCTTCGGAGAGCGAGATCTGCCCGGCGTCGAGCGTCTCGTCGGCCACATCCCAGGAGGGCGGGATTCCCAGCGGGTCAGCGGGGTGCGACCACATGACCAGCCGGTCGTCCCGCTCGCCTGAGATCGTTACGTCGAGGGCGACGAGGAAATTCTTGAAAGGCGTGATTACCTTCGCTCTGTGCGTGGCAGGCCAGTTAGGCAGATCGGCTAGATCCGCTGCTGCGTTAGGCAGATCCCAGTACTGCGGCACGTCGACGCCATTGTTCAGGATCAGGTGATCGTTGAACATCCCGCCATTCCAGAAGTCCTGGGTGGTTCCGGTATAGGGACCGGCGAGGCGGGTGATGTCGGTGACGGTGTCGCCAGTGAGAGCAATGACCTGCTGCAGACCCGTGTAGACCCAGTACCGGCCGGCGAGGCCGTGGACGAAGAAGAGTCCGTAGGGAATGGGCGAGCCGGCGAAGTTGATCAAGGTACGCCAGGAGGGTGCCCGCTGCACACCTCCCAGTTCGAATTGCACGTTGCGGCAGTCCGACCAGAAGTTGGGCGGCAGATCGTAGGGCGGCTGGTCTGTGATCAACCCGGTCTTGCCGACGAAATTGACAGGCACGATCATGGAATGCCCACCTCTGTCTGGTAGCCCAAGAGGGCGTCCTCCCCGGAGCCGACAACGGCGCGGCGCATGGACTCTAACCTCGAGGTGGTTTCCTGGGCGATGCGGCGGCGGGCCTCGGCGCGGTCCTGCCCGAACAGCGTAGCGGCCTCGTTGTCGCGGATGTTGCGCGCCACATGCCAACCGGCTTCGGCAATCAGGATGTCCTCACCCTTGACGCTCCATATATTGGTACTGCTGGGACCGGATAGTTCGGTGTCCCGCCGATAGTAAAAGAACTGGACCGTGTAACTGATATCGGGAGTGGGGTAAAACTGGATGTTAGCCGGATTTTGACCCTGGAGATTGAAATTGCGGGGTCTGCCCCGCGCGTCCCGGCCCATCGTCTGGATATGCTCCTGGTAGCCGCCGTATACCTTAAACGGTTGAGCGTAGTATTTGGTGTCAGTGGTGGCCTTGCATATATAAACAATGTCATCGGCCATCTCGATGAAATCGCTCGGCATCTGGAGCCACTGTTCCCCGGCTAAGGCTTCGGTGTTCTGTTGACTTTGCAGGAACCACGGATAGGGCGGGGTCTTCTCAAGCACCCGCTGCGCCTGGCGGATCTCCGAGTAGATCATGGTGTCAATGTCGGTGCGCTGGCCTAACCTTCCAGCAAGCAGCGATTTCATATCATCGAGAGTCATGGCTTACCACCCAAACTCCAGCACGATGCAGTAGCCCGAGCCTCCGGCCCCACCAGGATTCGCTACGGCGGCGTTGCAGGCTCCGCCTCCGCCCCCGCCCCCGCTGTTCGCAGCGGCCGCCACTCCCACAGCGGAACCGTTTCCTCCTCCCTGCCCGCCATTGGAAACAGCACCGGCCACGGGAGGATTGCCATCTTCTCCAGCACCTCCGGGGAAGGTGGCATCTCCATTGTTAGTGGTAGTTTGGGGACCACCACTGTTATAAGCTGCGCCAATCTGGCCACCGCCACCCCGGCAGTAGACGACGGGACCGGGACCAGTGAAGGTCGTTTCGCCCCCGACCCCGCCTTTGACCGTACTCCCCACGCCTCCTGCCCCGCCCGCGCCAATCGTGACCGTGGCGGAAGCAATGGCTCCGACGGAAAGCCAGGTTAGCCCGGTGCCGCCGCCGCCGCCGCCGCCGCCGCCAAAGCTGCCTGTGCCACCTGCCCCGCCGCCCGCCCCGCCCCCAAGACAGTAGATGAGAACATACTTCACATTGGTGGGTCGGGTCCACGTAGCAGTGGCCGGGAAGGCCCGGACGGCCTTCAAGAAGGTGATCGACTGCATCACCGTCTTGATCAGGCGGATGTGGTCGTCGCCCGAGGAGACGGCGTCGGTCGAGAGCGGATTGGTGGGGACCAGATCCCCGATGCCCGTGCCTGTTTCAAGCCCCATGCGTTACCTCCTCCGCAGCGCGCCCTTCGTAAATGACTGTGGTATTGTCCACTCTATGTTCCTCGTAGCGAGGCAGCGAATACATCTTGTTGCCCCAGTGGCCGACCAGGGCGCTCGTATCATGATCGACCCAGATGGGGATGCCTGCTTTTTCGAGCTTCTCGCAGAACCCCCAATCTTCACCCACCCAACGCTGTTCATTCTCGAGCCAGCGCACCGGGAACCACGGCTTTTTAATATCGTGAAACACCGTGGCCTTGATCATCATGACGCCGGTGCCGACGCGCCAGACCTTCTCGAGTCCGGTCGACCGCTCGCAGGGAATGAGCTTGCCGTTCTCGTCGAAGCCGAGGCAGGCGGTCTCCATCGGCGGATCCACCTTGGTGGCGATGTTACAAGCGACGACTGCCCGCTGGTGAGTGAGCAGCCGCGCGACAACAGAGGCCGGGAACGATTGATCGGTGTCAATGAACAGTAAGTGCGTGAAGGAGTACTTCAACGCCATCTCGCCGAAGTGCTGGCGCGCCGCCCACAGCATGGAGGTCTTGTGGTTCAAGACCGCCATCTCGATTTGAGGCTCGTGGCGCATCGTCTGGGTGAGCATGTTGCACATGGCCATCCCGAACTGATCCGACCAGTGGCCTGTGGTGGGAAACCCGACCAACACTTTGGCTGAGATCACGCGAGTTGTCTCCCGGCTTCGAGTTAGATGACCACCATATTGCCAATGTAGGCGCAGGTTTCCTCGGCGAGCACCTCGAGTCCGCACTCGGTGAGCCAGCCGTCGATGATCGAGTCGGTGCCCTTGTCCTGTTGATCCTCCATCAGCTTGGTATCGCGGAGGAAGCGGTACTTCAGAACCGTGGGATCGAGGATGAAGGCTGCATTCGTATACTGCGCGTGCACGTTCATGAGCGGGTGCGTCTTGAACCCGATCTGCCCCTGCGGCAGGGTCCACACATTGAGGTTCATGCCGAACATTTTGACGATGCCGTCCTGGTTGATGACCGAATCGGTCTTAGCCAGTTTGTTCAGCGAATTCAAAAACCCATTGCCACAGAATGCGATTCTCTGATCGCCGGCGCGGGTATCCCAGTTCCAAATCGGGTACGTCGCATCCATGAATGTGGAGGTCGTAATACCCGTGCTGGATTGGAAGATGGTCACGTTCGAAGTGATGAAGCTCCGGAGGCCGCCCGTGGTGCGGGTCAGGTTGCCGGTGGCTTGCGGCGAGGGGTCGACGACTTCCGAGGCCAGCCCGTACAGGAACTGCATCTCGATGTCGCGGCCGTGAGCAAATGTCGCGCGCTCCCGGTCGTTCTTGTAGGCATCGCCGGTGCGGGCAAAGGTCTTATCGGCGGTGCCCGTAACGGCCCAATTCGTGCGGAAGATCTGGCAGTAGTTGGTGTACTTGGTCGGGTTGTTCGAGACGCTAGCAGGGCGAGTCGAACCTTCGCCGAACGCCGTGCCGAGCGCGGTCAGGAAAGTGCCGCCGGTGGTGAGGGCCACAGGCGTGGTTCCAAACTGGCCGCGCTTGAGCACCACCGTCGTATCGTTTGTGACCGACGATACAAGAGCAATTTCGACGTTGGCCGCCACGTAGGACACCGGCTCGGTGGTGCCGATCGTGTCGACCTTGATGAGTTGGTTGGGGCGAAGCGCGAGGGCGCCGCCGGTCACCGTGAGTGTGCCGGCAGTGGTGGCTCCGGCTGCGGTCAGCGTCAAGCGGATGACGGTGTTGCGCTCATTCCACCACGAGAACTGCGGATCAGTCACCGAGGAAGAACCGAGCTTCTCGGTGAGGGCAAACAGCGGCGACTTGCCGTTGGGGTTGAGGAAGAGGATGGTCTCCCGGAAAGATTTGGGGCGCTCGTCGGTGCCCCAGTCATCGGTGGCGCGAACGCCTGCGAAAAATGCCATTGAAGTTCTCCTGGTCTAAGCCCTAACGGCCGTTGCGCGCGTGGTTCACCATATCCGCGAAGACGTTGAAGGATGGGGTTGGTGAAGGGGCAACGCTGCCGGGACCGAGCGGGGTGCGGGCAACGATGTTGCCGTTCCCGTTCTGGTATTGGGGCTGGGCCGCAGGAGGCTGTTGAGCATTAGGTGCTGGGGCATTGGTGGAGGGAGACAAGCCGAGCATATTGCGTACCAATATGCCGATCTCCCGGGTGGCGATGTCCCGGGTGAGTCCCGGATTACCGCGGTTGGCCTGTATGTAGAGGGCCGAAATTCTGTCGATCTCGTGCTTGGGCACTTGCCGCAAGTCCTGGTTGACGGTAAAGAAATCGTTCTCGGCCTGATGCACGGCAAACATCTGCTGGATGGTCGACTGAACCACATGCGCCATCTGCTGCCGGATCTGGGGATGCTCGGCAATGATCTGCGGCATCTGCTGCTGGAGCGTGGCGACGGTCGCCTCGTAGGCATTGAGCGTGATGTCCGCTGCCATGTCCGGTAAAACGCGCTCGGGCTCGGTCGCCATCATCAGCGCGCGATCGGGGGTGAGTTGATAAGAAGAAGCAATCTGCTGGCGCACCGTGTCGCGCACTTGCGCGTGTTGAGCCGCCTGCTGCTGCTGCGACATGGGCGGCGCTTGCTGCGCGTATTGCTGCGGAGCTTGCTGCTGAACCTGCGGCTGAGGCTGTTGATACTGCGGCTGCGGTGGGCGCTGCTGCTGCGCGTTGAGCGCACCAACGGCGGGCGGCGCTCCGTTAGCCCCTTTCCCGATTGAGGGCACTACGGGCTGCGGAGGCTTCGGTTCAGCCGGCCCGCGGGCGTGGCCCATGATGTCGGCGAGCACTGACTCCTGGCGGGCCGCAGTTTCTTTGCCAGGCGCGCTCGAAGACGGAGGAGGAGAGGCGGAACTGTCTGAAGGCGGGGCTGCGGAGGTGCCTCCACCGCCAAGATCCGCCCCCCCTCCCTCGCCCTCGATCGAGAGAAGGCCCAACTTCATTTCATCAAAACTACTCTTCTTCCACATTTTCAATCTCTCGCTTCAGTACTTCGATGGCATTTCGCCAGTTTTCGGCGAGGCGCTCGGGAGCCTGCCGGGCCATGTCAAGCCCCTCGCAATATCCCTGGAGGATTGCGGATTGTTGGAGCTGCTCTCCCACCAGGGGCTTAGTCGCAAGCTCATCGCGCTTATAACGAAGAATGGCTCCGAGCTCACGGCGCAATATACGCCAGCCTGGGTGCTGCTCAAGAGCTTCAAGGTGGGTGACGTCATTGCGGTGCTCCGCCAGCTCCGTTGACCATGCTTGCAATCGCTGCTGTCGGACTTGTTCCGGGGTATCCGCCACCGCCTTCGCCTCCCATTGCCTGCCCCGCGGGGACTAGATTTCCGGCCTGCGCCTGCTGCATCGCCGCCTCATCCGGGGTGATCCGGAACTGCGTGATGTTCTTCAAACCCGCCAGACTCGCCATGTGCCCGAAGATGCGCGAGATGTCGTACTGCTGGGCGATCTGCGGGTTCTTCCCGATCACCGAGAAGATCTCTTTCCACAGCGTTGCTTGCGCGAACCGGTCCACCGGCAGCGTGCCGTCGACGGGCACGTAATCGAATTCGCCCGTGATCATGGTCTTATCGACGTTGACGAACTTGGTGCCCTGCATCAAGTCCCCCGCAATCCTAAACATTTTTTCTTGGTCGTAAAACTGTTGTAAGTTCGCCACCATTTTGCGGGATAGGCGGCTCCATCCCAAGGCGGAGGCGAAGTCGCAGAAGGTCTTCATGCGGTTCGCCCCCTGCGCGGCGGCGGTGCGTACTTCGGTAGCCGTTTTTCGCCCACGCCCGAGCGAACCCATGAGGGAATCATTCGACCCGGTGATCTGCTGCATCAGCCCTTCGGTGAACTGCGTGTCCGAGAGATGCCCTCGCGTCGGGTCGACGTTCATCAGTTCAGCGACGGCAGACCGCACGTCGGTGCCATAGCCTGTGCCCGGGCGCATGCGGACGATCCGTCCGGGTCCGCCGTCGATCAAGTCTTTCACATTGATCCTGTCCGGATCGATGATCAGATTGCCGTTGAGCGAACGCCGCACCGAGAACATGTGCGTGTTGTAGAGCCAGTTGATCACGTCGTTCAGCGGCTTGGTGACTTCCATCATGCCGCGCGTCGAGGTGTCGTAGCCATCGGTCTCCCAGGCGATCACGTCATAGGGGAACTTGCAATGGCGCAAACCGAGCGGCGAAGCTTTGATGATCACCGAGTTGTTGGCGACGTAGAATTCCCACTTCTGGTAGTACTTTCCAGGCAGCTTCCACTCCGCTGGAATCACGTTCACCACTACCCGGAAGATGCCGACTTTGCCAGATTTGAGATCTTTCGAATCCCAGATCTTGTCGGCAGCAAGCATGTTGTCTTTCGAACCGGAAGTCGACGGAGCCATGACATTGCCGCCCACGCCAAAACTGCCGCCTTCGAGTTCATCGAGATTAAACAGATCCCACTCGTTCTTCATCGAGCGGAGACGGTCAATGCCCATGAGTAGGGTATGTCCGCAGAACTCGCCGTCCTGAAAATTAACGAGGGGGACGCCGGGATCTGGATAGAAATCGTAGGGCCTACAGTTGG